CACTAACATTCCATCAACAGCACCTAAAGAAGTAAAGAAAGAAAGAAGTAAAGAATATATGTGCGATTTCGATTCTTTTTGGGGTTTGTATCCAAAGAAGAAGGCGAAACCTAAGGCACTTCAATCATATGTTCAGGCGCGGGGCAAGACAGATCACCAAACGATTATGGTGGGGCTTACCAGATATGCAGCAGAGCAAACCGACCCCCAGTACACAGCACACGCTTCTACATGGTTAAATCAGGAGCGGTGGAATGATGAGGAACAAAAGCGAAAACCAAGTAACCCTAATCAAGAAAAACGATCAAACAAGGAGGTTCTATGACAACACTGCCACACTCAATCCCTACGGAATACGCGATTTTAGGAGCTGTTCTTGTCAAGAACGACTTGCTATCTCGCATAGCCTTTCTCGCGCCTGAGCATTTCTATTCAAGCCCACACGCTGAAATATTCCGCTCCATGCTCAGACTTCACCAGTCTGGCGAGCCGATCACGCCTTTCAACATCACTGTTGACAGCGACACAGCGGAAACTGTCAAGGACTCTGGCGGATTGCAACGGTATCTGTCTGGCTCAATTTCTGATTCTATGATGATTTACGATGTTGTTCAGCAAGCAAAGCAGGTAATGGCTCTTGCGAAGAAGCGTGAGTTTATCGCCACATGCCGCCAAGCTGCTGACATAGCCGCTTGCGAGGAGGACGATTCGCCCGCTGATGAGCACGCCGCAACGCTGGTAGGCGACATAGACGAGGCAATGAAGACGGGATTATCTGAGTTTAAGAATGATGCAGAAGTAATTTTCGATATTGCTTCAAGCCTCAACTCCGCTGAGAAACCTGACTCAACTGGTCTGCACTTGCTCGACAAAGCAATGAGCGGTGGTCTTTACCGATTCCGCTCGTATGGGTTTGCCGCGAGAAAGAAAGTTGGCAAAACGGTTCTGGCTTCGACAATTAGCTGCAACCTAAACCATCAAGGCGTTAAGCATTTATTCATCTGCGGAGAAATGTCGCCAAAGGAGATACACCAGCGCACTATCGCGAGGCTGCTGAATTGTTCGCCCGACAGCTTCTACGGTGACGTTGGTAAATCAGACGAATTCTACAAGCGTGTTGTAGCCCTAGCTGAACAGAGCAAAAAATGCACGCTGTATCACAATGCCCCCGGCCTAACGTTCACGGAGTTAAAGCGCGTGGTTGCCCTGGGTGTTTACCGTTACAACATTGCTGGCTTCATTCTGGACTACTGGCAGCTAGTCGGCGGCAAGCCGACAAATAAAAGCACAGCGGAGCACTTGGACGAAGTGGCGCAATGGATAGCTGATTTCTGCCGGAAGCATGGCGTGTGGTCAATTACGATGGGGCAGATTAACCAGACGGGCAACACTCGTGGCGGCGAAGGTATGCGCCTAGCTTTCGATCAAGTTTACGCCTTGAGGGGCATGGGTGAGCAAGAAGATATCTCCGAACCTGACCGCTGGATGGACATGCTTGACACGCGCTACACCAAATGGATGTCTATTGGGAACGAAAACACCGCGCGCTTTACGATGAATCCGCATGGCCCGTATTTTGAGGAAGTATGAATCTAACTAACCGCCCCGTTTACCAGAAAACACACATAGGCAGACCACTATGGCAAGAACTATACGGTACTGAACAAGAACACATTAACAAACAAGGAGAATGAAGATGAAGGACGAGTTTAAAGAGTATTTTGAAGGCTTCCTACGCAAGTCTGGGGGCAATTTAGAGGTGGATGATGGCGGATACACTGACATCATAACATCTGCTATGTGGGCGGGATACGTGATGGGCGATACCCGTAGTCAGCGAGAGATTGACTCTCTCCATACGGACATAAGCAATTGCGAAATCGCACTTGAGGTAATAGCCGATGGCATCAGTTTGGTGGGGGTGGCTGAAATGGCACTAGAGGAATTGAGAGGAACCAAAGCCCTTTCTAGCACGACAAAGGGGGTTAAATGATACAATGTACCACTAGACCCCCTTCATGCGCTGTAGCATAGCTTAAATCAACGATGTGATATATTGTAGCTGATACATACCCATTACAAAGATACCAAACATGGTAGTAAAGAACATTCCAACGATTATAACATCATTCATATGCAATACCCCGCAACACACAAAATGGGCTTAGGCTCTTGCTTGATCGGTATATCTTTAGAGAACATAACCGCTAGACACACAAACACAGGTACAACCCAGATGAATGATTGCGTTGTAGGTGTATCATCTTTAGCTTGCTCAACCTTGACGCGCATAGCCGCCATACGTTCAGCGCGGTTCATCGTGCCACCCCATCGATAAGCTGTAGTAGTGTTACAAGTGTTGCGCCGAATCCTATTAAACCAATCATATTAACTCTCCAATTAAATGTTGTTTGCCTTATGGCTTAGTTAGAATAGCTAATAAAAGTTAATAAACTATTACTTGCCGATGTATTATTTCATGGTAGTATTAGATATGCGCTCTAGCCTCACTCTCCAGTGTTGTTTATATGTTTGTATTTCTTGGTTGGGGCGCACATAAAATCCAGAGGCAGCATGGCCAGATCAACATCATACACACAAGACAAAGCAATTAAGATATGCGAGCGCCTTGCTAGGGGTAGATCAATGAAGTCTATTGCCACTGATGATGATATGCCTGCACAAGGGACAATCTATGTGTGGCTGAGGGATAACGAAGATTTCCAAGAGATTTACGCGCGCGCTAGGGAAACCCAAGCCGATGCTATCTTTGATGAATGCTTAAGCATAGCTGATGATAAGAACTTGGACACCAGCATAGATGAAGATGGCAAATTGATTGTAGATGGTGAAGCCATTCAGCGAGCAAAACTACGCATAGACACCCGTAAATGGATGGCTGGTAAGCTTAGACCTAAGAAATACGGGGATAAGCTAGACCTAACTGCCACCAGCACAGTAAGCCACACGGTATCCCCTGAAGATAAGGCTATACTGTCATCACTAGGCGTTAAAGTTCTCACCAGTGATTGAGGTAGACCAGTACCAAGCGCATACTATAGCGCGTGAACTATACCGGAACTCATTTCCTGCCTTTGTTCGCAAGGTATTCCACACAGTAAGCACAGGACACACGTATATACATAGCTGGCACGTTGATGCTATCTGCGAGCATTTGCTTGCATGTGAAGCTGGCGACATAAAGAACCTAGTGATCAATATGCCCCCGCGCTGTTTAAAGACCATTACTGTTAGTGTGGCGTGGTCAGCATGGTTACTTGGTCACAACGCATCAGCACAAATCATTGGCGCATCATATAGCTCTAAGCTTGCCATGAAGGATAATACTAACGTCCGCTACGTTATGGAATCTCCGTGGTATAAAGATATATTCCCTGAAACAGTGCTTGCCAGTGACCAGAACGAAAAGAGCAAGTTTAGCACAACAGAGCGAGGTCATAGAATTGCCACATCTGTTGGCGGGACGGTTACAGGTGAGGGCGGTGATTATCTGATATTGGATGACCCGCTTAAGCCCGATGAGGCAAATGCACCGACCGGAACGGTAAGAGAATCAACTAACGAATGGATAGACCAAACGTTCACTAGCCGTAAGAACGACCCAAAGACTGCGGTAAGTGTGCTGGTTATGCAAAGGCTCCATGAAGATGACGCATCAGGACACCTGATAGATAAGGGTTGGCATCACCTATGCTTGCCTGTTGAGTTTATCCGCAAGACTGTCATATCCATTAACGATAAGCGATGGGACGCTGCCGCCGGTGACTTGCTATGCCCTGAAAGGTTGGGTCGTGCTGAGTTAAGGCAGATGGCTATTGATATGGGCGGGTATGGTTATGCGGCTCAATATCTACAGAACCCCGCTCCTACTGGTGGCGGCTTGGTTAAGCAGTCATGGTTTAGGTTCGCGCCTGAGCGTCCGCTAGCATTTAATAAGATTATTCATTCATGGGATACCGCAAGCAAGGTTGGCATATTAAACGATTACACATGCTGTACTGTTTGGGGCGTGAAGTCTGATGGGTATTATCTGCTTGAAGTTATTAACGTTCGTTTAGAGTTTCCGGCGCTTAAGAAGAAGGTGCTAGACATGGCATCACGTGACAACCCTGATTTTATACTGATTGAGGATAAAGCCAGCGGTCAGGCATTGATACAAGAGCTGAGAACCACCAGCGCATTGCCTGTTATTGCTATTATGCCAACACAAGACAAGGTGACGCGTATGTCGCAAGCCTCTATTGAATTTGAGCATAGCAACGTGGTGTTTCCAGAGTATGCACATTGGCTAGATGATTACACCGAGCAGCTAAAATTGTTCCCTAACGCTAAGCATGACGACATGGTAGACAGCACTAGCCAATTCTTGCAGTGGGCTAAAGAGCGTAGCTTGCTGAAGGTTCTAATGCCCGTTGAACCTACAGAGAACCATCTAGGCATCCCAACATTTAACGCAATGCTAAGTAATAGTGGCACAAATAAAATCAAGCGCATATAATACACAAATTGATTGTAGAATAGGACGGACATGGAAACGCGTAAAGAGAACGGTTACGACCACACAACTTACATGTACTGGAAGAATCAGATTGAAGCGGCTGAAACATGGCGCTCTGACTTCAACAAGCAAGGTGATAAGATTATCACACGCTATCGTGGTGAAGATGACAGACACAGCGGCGATAGTAAATATAACATCCTGTATGCGAATACAGAAACACTCGCGCCAGTGGTGTACAGTACACCGCCCACCGCTGAGGTACGCTCAACCAACCCCAAACGTATAGCGGCTCGCAAGGGCGCGGAAATGATTGAATCAGGCATTAACTATTATGTTGATAACAGCTCGTTTGATGATGTTGCGCGCATGGCTGTTAATGATTACCTATTGGCTGGCACTGGACAGATACGCCCCAAGTACAACTCGCTGATTGATGAAGATCAGGATGGTGAAGAAGTGCTAGAACAGGTTGTGTTTGAGGAGATTGACTATGAATACGTTCACTGGTCAGATTTTTTATATCCAGATGCGCAGACATGGAAGGCTGTCCCTTGGATTGCCTTTAAGAGCCTGATGACATATGACGAGGCAACTGAGCTATTCGGCTCTGAAAAGGCTAATCAACTCAAGTATGCCCCGCAAGATACAAGCTATGGCAAGTACAAGACCAAACAACAAGACGCTGCATCATCCGATAAGGCTGAGGTGTATGAGATATGGGACAAGGGATTTAAAGAGCAGGTCTTTTGGGCAGACAGCCTAAGCTCAGCGCCACTAGAAATTAACGATGATCCGCTGGATCTAGAAAACTTCTATCCTGTACCACAGCCGCTGTATTCTATTACGACAAGCGGCAACCTTCTGCCTGTTCCGTTCTTCATGATGTACCAAGACCAAGCAATTGAGCTTGACCGCATCAACGGACGAATCTTTCATATGATTGAAAACATGCGCAGGCGCGGCTTCTATGATGCTGCTATTAAAGAGATTCAGAACATTGGTGATATGGATGACAATGAGTTTCATCCAATTACTAACTGGGCAGACTTCAATAGCAAGGGCGGATTAACCGGAGCTATGCAGGTTGAGGACATCAGCACGTATGCAAATATGCTACAAGTGCTAGAGCAAAGCAGACAAGCTATCTTGCAGGACATCTATCAGATTATTGGCATT